AAGGTGGCCAGGTTATGCAAGATCTGTTTAAGGATGATAACGAGACTGTTACAGCGGATGTCTGGAATATATACTCTATTAACGAAAGTTTAGCTAATCAAAATCTATTACAGTTTAAAATCACTAATAGTAGTGGCGGCACTTCTGATATTGAAACAGCATTCATGAGGATCGTATAATGCCCAGGAAGAAACTAACTAAAGCCCAGGTAAAGCGTAAGATCAAGACAGCCAGTAACGTAGTTTATGATCTATTACTGGATAAGATGGGACATGGAGGGGCTAGTTTTGTTCCTATGTCCCTGGTTAAGATGTTAGATCTACAAAAAATATTTGATAGAGCCAGGACAGGACTTAAGTGAAATAATGGCCTGGATGATTAACCCTGTTAGTGGGGAACCTATGAAGGTTACAGCCCAACAACTAAAGGAAATAGAAGCCAAATCAACAACCAGGGATATTTTAGGAGATGTTACAAAAGTAGCTTCCAGTACTGGTGGATCATTAATAATCTTCTTGGCGTTGCTTCCCCTGGTTGTTAAAAATTTAATGTCGTCAATGCCACAAGTAGCTGGAATTCTAGCAACAATAAGCCAGGCAATTAAAGATCCATCCCGTACTGCAGGTGAATTTGGTGAAGAAATGGGTGACACTATCCTGGCGTTTCCACAGGGTTTTTTTGGTTCACTGGTTGGTGCAGGTTTTGATATTGGTGGTGATATTTTGGGAGGTGTTGCAGAACCTTTTACGCCAGTAGAAGCCACACCAACCGGTACAGATTGTGAACGCTTTGAATTTGACTTGATAGAGATCAAGCGTAAATTAGATGACAGTTCTGGAATAAAAAAAATTCAAGGAACCTTTGCCTGGACTGCAAAATTGTTTGATATGAAAAGGTCTGGATGTTCTCGTCCTGGTTTTGTTAGTACGTCAACATGGAATAAGGTACCGTCATGAATTTAGGATCGTTATTAATTATGCTTAAACTGGCGATGGATAGTGGGTTCACTGTTTCACCTAAAACAGAACCCACTACGTCACAGGTAGGTGATTATTGCGAAAGTAGTGTGGGACTACCTCCAAATACTTTATGTGTAAACAATAGAATTCAACCGAGATTGAAATAATGGTAATTACAGCCTTAGAATTATTGGGGTATCTTATTGCCTGGTCATTATTTTATTTTGTATTTGCATCCTACGTTGCCAGATTGTCGAAAGATGCTTGGGTAGAATGGGCTAAATCATCCGAGAGTGATGAAGATCTATTATTGATTCTGGACCCTGTTGTTAATGAGATTGAGGACCGAATGCATGAGAAGCTTGAAGCGTTCCAGGCTTCGTTTTACGGTTCACTTGGCGCAGCCAGTAAAAAATTAGATGAAGCCTCAGGCCAAAGTACAATCAAAGCGATAACGAAGGAAAGCCCTATCATGGGGTTTGTCGCAGATCTGTTAATGAAGCGCCAGGGGCTAGAAGGGCTGTTTAAGGGTCAAACAAGCCCCAACGAAGGGTCTAATAAGCCCCAAACAAGTCCAAGGCTAGGGTTAGGAAGGCCATAGAGCGGCCGAAGTCGCCTTTTATAGCCATCCCTACCCCACCTCATCCTCAACCCCTCCCCGTCCTTCTAAACAAAAGTGACTGTAAAGCCTATGTTTTAGTTTAAAGATTCTTAATGACTTTTTGGCAATCGTAACAGATTGTCAAGTTCTCATTGAACCTATCGGTGCGCAAGTGATCTACATTGCGTAAACAGATGTTACACCTACGGTTCATGGAAACAATACCTCTAACCAATACGCGCCTGTATCGAACCTGGTTAACTGCCACTCTGATTTTTCATAGTGTTGTTTGAGTTCCTTATTCCACTTGTCACTAGAATCGTTAAGCTGTTTCATTAACTGTTTAGCACTCTGGCATTTGGTTTGCCAATTGCAATCTATGGTTTGCCCTTGAAGCTCTGCTTCTTTCTTATCCCTATCCACTACGTTATCTGGTAGAGGAGGGAGGGTATCATAGGAGGGATGGTAAGAAAGAGAAATAGGGAAAGAAAGTTTCTCTCCATACTGCTCGGTTTCTACGATCTTGCCTGGTCCCGTGAATCGGAACTTGGCAGACAGGCCAGGAGGCACTTCACGCATAACCGGAATGCTTCCAAAACTAAATGATTTCTTGTCTTTAGACATACTGCTTCACCTGCTCTGCTAAAGAATAAGGAATATAAGCATTATCTGTAAGCCAATACAGTTATATAATGGATTAAACCTTATTTGTTTATGGTAGCAAGACGTAGAAAACCACGTAGGAGTCGAGCAAAAAAGACTTTTTCGATTCCATTAATTGAAACTGGAGCTGGATTAGCTCTCCTGGCACAAAGTGATGTGGGAACACATGTTAAAACAATGTTAGCTGGAAACCTTCAGGGCGGATTAGACGGTCTGAATAAATCCATTATGTCTCAAAAGAATAATATGATCAAGACACTTGCCACGGCATTTATCGCCAAGCAAGTCGTACGAGGCTTTGGAGGATCTAAAATCCTAGCCCGAATCGGTCCTGTAGTAGCGAGGGCCTGAATAGGTATTACATTATGGCATTTTATCGAACAAGGGAAGGTCAAGTAACCGCAGCAGATAGTTTTACTGCAATTACTGGGCTTTATGGACAGAGTACCACTGCATCAATCCAGGTTCCTGCTGGATCAACTGCAATTGTGGGGATGATTGCAAGCGTAGCAACAGATAGCGCAGCCAACGGAGTCACAACCTTCGCTGCTCAGGTATCTGGAGATGGTTTACAATCTGGACAAGAGACAATAGTTTTTGCTGGAGCTGGTGTAGATGGTACACCTGCTTCTAATGGAGCTACGGTTTCTGCATTCAGTCAAGATGTTAGCATTCCATGCATAGCATCTAACCAGGTAAGCGTTGCAGTAGCAATGTCTGGTGACACTGGAACTTGTGAAGCAGCAATTACCTTAGTATTTCAATAGGTTAACATGGTGCGCAATAGGACAGGTTTAGCTCCCTGGTCTCTTTCAAGAGAGGCAGGGATTGAGTCCGCAACAGTGGACGGGACTATTGAAGTTCCACAATATGTCCAACCTACCCTAAGTACTGGTTTTGTAGATGAAAAAGGAGACTGGAAAGGAGCCAAGAGCAGCGATAAGGAATTTATTGCGCTTGGAAAAGACGAGGCTATAGCTAATGGAGGGCATATTTTGGCTCCTACAGTTAATCCCGACGGGACTTGGCCTTTAGATATGACAGGTTTCCGTGATCTCTTTATTGCAATCAGAGCTTCCAACGGCGGAGCGTTTGGTATTTGGGCAGTGATGGGCCCTGACAGTAATTCTTTTGCTAATCTAAGCCCTGTTAATCCAGCTGCATTATTACGGGGAAACTATGGAAGGCGAGAAGGTGGCCAGGTTATGCAAGATCTGTTTAAGGATGATAACGAGACTGTTACAGCGGATGTCTGGAATATATACTCTATTAACGAAAGTTTAGCTAATCAAAATCTATTACAGTTTAAAATCACTAATAGTAGTGGCGGCACTT